TTACCGGACACGTTCCCGGTAGCGGTCCAGAACGTAAAGCTCACTGGTAGACCAGCCATCAATCGGCTGGAACGACTCAGCGAATGGACCCATGCGCCGATCTGTGACGGTCTGCGTCGGGTCGGTAAGCCGCCGCGCGGCGGCGGTCAGGATCACAGCCCATACGTCGTTGTACGGTTCCCCGGCTGTGTCCCAACCGCGCCCAGCCGTGTAGCTCTTAGCCTGAGCCGAAACAATCGCTAGGACTGCCTGAGCCTGGACCTCGTTAACCTCCCGACCGACCAGCCCCGCCAGATCGTCTACTGACGGCACTGCCACGATTAGGCCGCGTCGTACAGACGGACCACACCAGCCGGGTTAGCGAAACCAAACCCGATACGGGCAGTACCGCGAACCTGCACAGCATCCTCAGCGAACGCCGCAGACGTGTCCTTAACAAGCGTGGTGCCGGTGCGCTGCACAATGTGAATCTGCGTGCTGTCCAACCCCCACGCGTTACCAGCGGCTACCTTCGGGCTGACCAGAACCTTGACCCCCGCCAGCGTCGAGCCATCGCCCACGTTCTCGAACAAGTCCTTATTCGAGCTATCGGATTCCTTAGCCTCTGCCAACGCCAGTGCGACATCGGGGGCAAGCACAACGTGCGTTAGCTCCGCGCCCTGTGCCAGTGCGGCATTCTTGGCCCGATGAATCGGGTTCAGCGTCGCCCACGTCACGGTGCCGGTGTCGACCACCTGCACACCCGTCAACGACAGCAGACCGGACGGCCCGTTAGTCGTGGTGTTGGCGAAGAACGCCGTGTCGATGCCCTTGCCGATTGCGCGGGCCAAGCTACGGCCCAACTGCTCTGCGGCGGCAGGGTTTGTATCCTGTGCGGCCTCGTTACTGATCTGACGACGACCGGCAACCTTCTTCGGCACCACCACCAGTTCACCCGAGCCGGGATCGGCCAGTGCAATCGTCGTGTTCTCGCCATACCAGGCCACAGCGCCGTCATCGGTCTGCGTCGGGAAGCGAATCGACTCTGTGTCAATGGTGGTTACCGTGCCCACCTTGAATGCAACGGCCAGATCAGCCAAAACCAGGTCGATAAGTTTCCCGTACGATTCCGGGGTCCATGCCTGAGGCAAATTGCTATTAAGTACAGCCATTATTTAGTTGTCTTTCTGACTTATGAAGTTGTTTTTAACTAGGTTTCCGCCACCTGGGCGGGGTTGGTAATGCGCACCCGGCGCTTACCGTTAGCGGCCTCTAGCCGTGAACGGTCTAATTCCTAAATAGGTCGGCGAAACTCTGCGGGCCGGAACCCGCGTCACCGCGTGGACCCTGCCCAACGTCACCGCCGACAGGCTTAGCCCTAAGCCACGCCTTAGCCTCTATGAGCTGTGAGATTGCCTCTTTCAGCGCGTCAGGGTCGGTGAGGTGTTCCTCCCGGTATTCAAGCGCGTCAGGGTCGATCAGCCTGCCGTCCGCAACGACCAGCGCGTTATGCGCTTTACGGGCCAGTGCGTCGACCTCTTTAGCCTTCGCACGGTGTGAAGCGTTTTCTTTCCGCAAGCCCTCTACATATTCGCGCGTAAAGGTGTCTGAATCGCCCGCAGGCGGGCTTTCTGACATTTCCGCAGCCCTCGTATCGGTTACGTCGTTTCCGTCTGCGTCCGTTGATTCTGTGGCGTTGTTGTCGTCACTCATAGGTTGACCCCCTTTAATTCATCGCCCAATGGGGCATAGCTCATATTTCCGGCTGCCTCTTGCGACTTCGCAAATCGCATGAGCGCCGGGTCCGACTTGGCTAATGCTTCGGTCTGCATTTCGGTATAGATTTCGTGCAATTCCTCGGCAATTTCGTCATCGGTCAGGCCGCGTGCCCGCAGCACGGACTTACGGCTGATCAGCCCTTCGGAGTGAAGTTTTTGCGCGGCATCTGCGAATTGACTCTCCGACCGTAGGTTCGGGTCGCCCCACTTCACTCGGCATTGGATAGTGCGGGAGTCGCGGCCCGTGCGAACCGCCGCCATCAGACGCCCAACGGCCTCCCAGCTGCGGCCAAGCGAAGCCATCTTGCCGGTGACGCGGGCCACCAGACCGGCCTCAGCATTCTTGATCGCGTCTGCCGACGCGGGATTCGCTTTATCGTCGCCGAGATAGCTCTGAGGCAGGTTGCCTACCGCGCTGATCTGCGTGCGGATGAGATCAGCGGCGTTACGGAAGCCGTCAAGCGGCGCGCCGGGAAGCTGGCCGAACTTTGCTTCGGGCTTCTCGGCTTGCATGAAGCGGTCGCCATCGGGAACAGAAACGACTTTCTCCACAACCGGGTCACCGTTGGCATCAACCACCGGGTCGCCGTTTTCGTCGTAAACCGGAACCCCAGAAAGCGCTTCGCCGGTCAGATACCGGCGCGGCTTTGCAAGAAACTCGCTCGCCGTGAGCATGTCCGTCGTCACCTTGGAAAGCGCATCCGACAAACCAGCAATGTCGCTGATCTCCGACCACGCATCGCCACCGATCAGATCGGAGTTAAGGAATCGAACAACGCAAACCTGTCCTAACGGATTAGGCCGCGACTCCACCAGCTTGTATGACGTGTTCGCAGTGCCGACCGTGTCGGAGCGCCAATGCTGAATTTTGTCAGGCAAATACACCATGACGTGTGTCTCGCCCTTAGTCTTGTCTTCCCATTTCTTACACGCGCTAGTGATTTCACGCGTGGCAGGATCAGTGAGCACCGACATATTCAGTGGACTTTCCACCGTCACAATGGGCTTAGCGTCTTCGCCCCAGACCGTGACGAAGCTTTGCCCGTAGAGCAGCGCCGAGCGGTGAACCGCACCCGCGAGTTGATCCAAGTCGTTAGCGACGAAATCGGGCCACACATCGGCGGCGTCACAGCTCACGCCCGTTATCCGCATACGCTCAGCCAACGAGTTAACCAGAAGACGCGGAATGTTCACCCTTAGGTGCGACAGACCGGCTCCGATAGCTTCTAAGTCTTCCTCGGAGACAAATCCAAGTGGCTGTTCGCCACGGTAATAAAGCCCGAATCGGTAATAGTTCTGTTGCGGCTTGTCTAGCTCACGCAACAACTCAATGAGTAGATCACTCGACAAAGTTTCCTCTTATTCAATTTTAGTAACGACGGGTAGCGACACCGCCAGGCTTACGTTTCTGGGATGCCAGCCACGTAGCCCGCGAATGGCACATCATCAGCGCCGTCGCAAGGTCGATTTTCCCCGCCCGCTTAGTGTGGGAAGTCTTAGCAAGCCGGATGCCTTTATCCGACTCCAACACCGTGGCGTTAAGGACATGCCGCCTTAGGTCCGCGTCCCCGGAATGCGTAAACCGGGCATTAATCGCACCGCTAAATAGATCGTTAGTTGCTGCTGTCTGCCGTGGCGGCGACTGCTGAAACTCCACTAAGGGCAAGCCCTCAGCCGCGAGCACCTGCGCGGAGTGGGTGAACGCGTAAGGGTCGTAAGCGACCTCACGCACCCGGTAGCGCTTGGCTGCCTCCCTAACCGCCTGCTCAACGTCCAAGATCGGCACTTGCCAACCGTCGTCGTCGCGCGGCTTTTCCCACACTGCGAGCTTGTCGAAATGCGGCTTCGCCGCGACGGTGCCGATCACAATCGCCGTAGCGTCGTGCTTACGGCTAGCGTCGACAGCCAACACAACCTCGGCCCCTAGCGGGACCACCAGGCCGTTGCTAAGCCCGTCCCACGTATCAGTGTCAATGAACGGGTGCTCATTGCTGGCGATCAGCTGACACAGACGGGCACGCCTATAAGCCGCTTCGCTGGTGGCCGTCTTAGCAGCCGTGAAGAACGCGTCCTTAAACAGAAAGTCGCCGTAAGCCGGATTAGCCAACCGGATGCAATGCTCGCAAAGCTTGTCGTGGTGCTGGAAATCGTCTGCGCTGAACTCGCGCCACACAATGAAGTCGTCGCCCAGCTCCCGGTGCAGCTCGCGCCACTTGTGGAGCACGCCGCCCTCAGGGTCAGCCGGGGGCGTGCCGATGCCCACCAACGTGGACGTAGGCCGCTTGCCCTGCGCCAGCATGAGCACGTCCACCGTTTCAGGCGGGGTCACGCCGATCTCATCGACCAGACAAAGCGAGAAGTCCAAGCCCTCTAGCGACTGCGGCTCAGAAACCAGGCAGTCAAAACTGCTGTAAGTCGCCGGGATCAACATGCGCTCTCTAGCGATCTGCACCCGCGCCTTAAGCTCCGGCGACTGCTCAACCAGAGTCCGCGCAATGTTGAAGATGATTCGCGCCTGGTCCTGGCTGCGGGCACAGACAACGACGCTCGCGCCCTGGCCGTACGTGAACAAATGGAACACCGCCCACATGGCAAGCAAGCTGCTCTTACCGTTACCCCGCCCGATCATCCAACCGGCCAAACGCGGCACCGGGTCGGCGTCAACCACTGACCCGACCAGTTCCACTTGCCAGTCCCGCAGAATCACCGGCTGGCCGACACCCTGACCCTTGGGCACCCGGAGGAACCGCTTGCAAAACTGTGCGAACCGCTCACTTGGCTTACCTCGGGGACGCCACGGCAACGGGCTGTCATCAACAGGCTTAAGCCGCACGGGTCACCCCCTATTAAGTTGTATTTGTGCAGGTCAGAGCGTCACCCGGATTGTGCAATGCATTGCGCAGTCGGGATTTGGCAGTGAAATCGGTTAGGTTTTGCCGCTTAAGCTGCGGAAACGGCTTTAACGAACGCGTATGCGCTGGCCGATCAAGAAGAGGATCGGGCCGCGTTGGGGACCCTGCCCACCCTTAGCGTTTGTGCTGGTCAGAGCGTTGGCCAGCTCGCGCGCTAAGCGCGCTTAGCTTGTGGCCTAGTCACACCCTTAGCGTGCTTAACGTGCAGGTCAGGCCGCTAACGCTAGCTCTAGTTGCGTTGGCGCACGGTCACCACTAATCCGGTCCATGTCCATCCGTTTGTGGCACTTGACGCACATGGGCTGGTAGTGGTTCGGGTCGGCGCTGTACGGCATGAGCGATGGGCTGTTGACAATGGTGCCCTTTAGCTCGTTTGGGTCGTTGTGGTCGTAAGCCCAGTGCTCGGCCTGCGTTCCGCACTCGACGCAATTGTGGTTACTGGCGCTGCCGCGCCGCAGCCTCACGCGATTGTGTGCGCCGTTGTAGCCGATGCTGTCACCTTGCCAACTGTGGTGTTCTGCACCGCAGTGAACCGTGGGTTTGTTGACTGTCAGTGGATTGCCGTGTCGCCTTACCCGAGTCACGTGCATGTCGCATAGGCCGTGCGGCCCGTCGTCACGCTTGTTGCACCCGTCGATAGTGCATGTGCCTCGCCGCTCACGTTGGCGGCGCGCAGCTTCGCCGGTTGAGCCGGTGCGATACCAGCGGTGGTAGTGCATCCGGCACCAGTCCTTGCCCTGAATATCGGTGCGGTCGCACCCGGTAATGCTGCACACCTTCATGGTTTATCCCCCCGTTAAGTGCCCGTAGTAGCTGGCTTGTCTGGCCGTACGCTTAGCGATAAGGCTTAGGACATGCTGTTTCTCGGCTTCCGAATAGCGGTCACCGCGTGACGCGTTGCATGGACGGCATGAGCTGCGCCCGTTCTCCGGTGCCGACGCGTACTCGGGGTACTTGCTGATCGGCAGTACGTGGTCCAGCGTTTCGGCCTTGCCGGTGCATCCGGGTGATTCCCTTAGCTCGCAGAACGGGACGCGCTTACGTTGGGCTAACGACGCTTTGCGGTGGGTCCAGTCGCTTGCCGTGCGCCCCTTGCGTCCACGAACGTAGTGCAGGTTCTTAGGTTTGCAGTCGGCGCAGCGTGAGCCGCTGGGGATGAGGCAACCGCAAGAGATACAGGGCCGCTTCATTGAACGTGCTCGCTGGCGTCGATCAACTCGTTGCACACGGCGGCTAAGGCGTTCATGTCAGTGAACGGAATTGTGTGCTGCTGGTTCGTTTGGCTCTTGCGTACGAGGTACACCGCTGGCCCGTTGCGGTAAATCCGGTAGGGCGCGCCTGTTTTGGGTGCTATCTCGGCGAGTGCTGCGCTCAT